CGCGCTGGCCGCCCGCCGGTTCCACATCCCGGTACCCGGGCTGGAGGACTACATCAAGGCGACGGGGCACATGATCTGCTCCCAGCTGGTGGACCAGTGCTACATCGACGCCGACGTGCAGATCTTCGGCGACGGTCGCTGGCAGGGCTACGTGACGCCGGCCTCGCTGGACAACGAGATCAAGGCTCGGCTGGCCTACCGGATGAGTCAGGGGATCTGATGAAGACCAAGAAGCGGTACATAGCTGTCGCGCTGGCGTTGATAGCGCCGCTGTACATCTTCTCAATCGTGATGGTCTACCTGGCAAGGAGCATGTGATGGGGCAGCCGGATATCAACGAGATGACCCTGGTCATCGAGTGGGATGGGCCCGCGCCCAAGACGGTCAGGTGGATCGACCACGAGGGGTGTGGGGGCGAGGGGCGGATGAAATATACCCCCTCCACCAAGGTGGCTCAGCTCATCGAGGAGTGGGTGAAGCACTGCGCGGTATCCCACGACATCCACCCGCCCAAGCCCCGGTGTAGCTACTCGGCCACCCTGACTTCGGCCGATGGTAGCGACGAGGAAGTTGAGGTTCGGTGTCGCATGGACCAGCACAACGACAGCACCAAGCACTGGCTGGAGATCTGATGCCCCATAGTCCGGATGCCATCTCGGTGAGAATCACCGACGACATAAACCGGCCGATCGTGGTGCTCTGCGGCTCGACCGAGTTCATGGACGAGTTCAACGAGGCAAACATCGAGCAGACGGCGATGGGACGCATTGTCCTGACCGTGGGCTGCAACATGAAGAAGCCGCACCCCCTCTGGGACACGGTGTCCAAGGCCGAGGCTCTCAAGGTCAAACTCGATGAGCTCCACAAGGACAAGATCCGGATGGCCGACTATGTGCTCGTGGTCGGCACCCGCATAGGGGATTCCACACGAGCCGAGATCGAGTTCGCCCTGAGCCTCGGCAAGATGGTGGCTTTCTACCATCAGGAACTCGAGATGGAGCTCCAGAACATCCGGGGGCTGAACCGGCTGATCGTGGCTCTCCGAAAGGATGCCCAGTGACTGCGGAGATCATACTGACCGCCATAGTCTGTCTCCTCACCGGGGTGGCTGTCTCATACCGGGCAGCTAAGGCGGTTATCGCCGGCAAGGACAAGAGGATCAAGGCACTGACCGAGCGGCTGTCCGTGGCCGAGGGGTGGGAGGAAGAGGACTGATGCCGTACGTAACGGCCAAGCTGGTGGGCTACGGGGTTGTACCGCCGGGGAGCTGGGATGACAGGGGCAAGTTCATCGTGGTAGGTCTTTGGACCTATCGGGGTAAAGCCTCCAACCCGACGGTGGTAGGCCACTACAAGACATGGCTTAAGGCCGCCGCGGTGAGGAACATGCTCGAGAGGTGCAAGGAATAGCTTTGCCGGCGAATATTGACACTGGCTGATCAGTGCCGATAGCATGGTGGCATGAGCGAAGCAAATGCGAGGCCCGAGCCTCCCCGGAGGAACCTGAACTACACTGGTCCTGCCGAGAACAGCCGCAACAAGCAGGTGGGCATCCGAGTGGCCGCGATCAATGCCGCGGTACACTTCTACAGCGACAACCCGAATGCCATAGCCGACCCGGACAGCGAGTATGCCCAGGGTCGGCTTTTGGCGTTGGCTTCCAAGATCGAGCGATGGATCGGCCGCGACGAATCGGCGATCAGCGAGCTCGAAAAAGAAGCCCAGGGAATGCGGGACGGCCTCTCCGTCATTCGCGGCTTGCTCGCGGGGGAGAATGCTCAATCGATCGATGCCGCATTCCGTGAGCGACTCCTGCGCGAGGCGAGGGTGGTACAGTAGATGTTCATCTTCCAGTGCATAGTAGCTGGTGTTTGCGTCGTGGTGGCTGGTGGAGGTGGACTCGCCGCCATAGTAGCGGGATTCATCGAGGACCACCAGAACAAGGTCGAACGAATAGCCAGAGCGAGGGCCCGAGTTGGGTCGGCCGAGGAGGACTAGGCCCGACCAAGTTGATGTCGAGTTGATGCGTCGGCTTTCCTATGGCTACACGGTCATTCAAGCCCACAGTCAACTCGGCATTAGCTTGTCCATGGCCAGAGACCGGGTTCGAGAGCTGAAGAGACACTCTGGTGCCCACACCCTACCGCACCTGATGTACTGGATGCATACTAACTACCACCTATGGCCCCAGGTGAGAAAGCATCCCACACCCAACCCGGGTGAGCTGAGGCTGGCGGTACTTCAGATGAGGGCTTGGGGCCATTCGGCCGAGGCGATTCAGACTAAGCTGTACCTCAGCAAAGCTGGGTATGAGCGCAGGATCAATGAGACACACCGTATAACCCGCACTAACAACGATGCTCATGCCGTCTCAGTGTGCTGGTCAGAGGACATGATCGTCTAGCGTCGCCCCGTGTGGGTGATGGGTGACCGTCCCGTAAGGGTCCGGCCAACCGGCCGTAGTCCCTTGACAAGTCGCTCGTGAGATGCGATCATCAACATGATCTCGCCGGAGCGGGTCCCTTTTGCCCACGGGAGGGATTCGCTTCGGCGGGCGGTGTTTCTAAGATGCTGGGAGGAAGACCATGAAACCGGCTACGGCTCGGGTGGTCGACTTCCGCGATGCCGAGGAGAGCCCCGACGAGGACGCTCGGCCAGTTAATGCCAATGGTGAACTCATGACCGGGAAGCAAGTCCGGGCACGAGCTCGTCGTAAGCTTCAGAAGGGCAAGAGGCTTGACGACGAAACCTTCGAGGCTTGGGCTGGCAAGCCAATCGACCAATGGGACATCGAGGAACTCGCGCGAGGTCGAACCCGTGATGGCGGGGGTCGTTTCAGAGGCAAGCCGCCTCAGTACATGCCCCGCGCGGTACACGAGCGAATCGCCGAGCGGTTCAAGATGCTGGTCAGGGATCAGCTGAACGTATCCTCGGTAACTGCCCTTGGGGTCATCCAGAACCTGCTGATCAATGAGGAACTGGACGACAAGGGCAAACCGATCGTGCCGGCAAGCACCAAGCTGGATGCTGCCAAATGGCTGGTCGAGCACGTGGTGGGTAAGGCTGTACAGCCTACTCAGACTGACGTCTCGGTGAAGCTGCAGGGCATTCTCGGTGCGGTCATGGTGAACCCGATCCTGGGTGACGCTGATGGACCGCCTGCTCTCCCCCGGGGCTACACGGCTGGTCACTTCGGTACTCGAGGTGAGCCGGTACTCGACGTAGAGTCGGAGTGGGAAGATGATTGACGCGGCCTGCCAGATCTGCGGTATAGTGGGAAAGACTGCCCATACCGAAGCGGAGGAGGCTGGGATTCGCAATCACAAGTTCTCCGAGAACGGGGAGCTGGTGACCACGGATCGCCGGCCCAAGGCCGTGGCTCAGACCCAAGCGCCTACGGTGATCATCCGAACGGTCGATACCTCACTCCGTCGGTTGCTTTTCCAGAAGGGTGTTCTCGACGATGCGGACCTCGCCTCTCTTTTCAACTTTGACCTCGGCTCTGCCCGAGATCGAGAAGCTGGGCCGGCTGAGGGAACCTAATGAGGCTTGCGGGATCCTGCTGGATATCCCCTGGCGCAAGTCCGACGGCACCATGAGCTTCATCAAGGAGCTCCCCAACCGATCGATGCAATCGGGCAAGTACAAAATCAATCCCGTCGACTTGAGGTTGGTCCTGGAAGGCCTCGAGGATGTCGAGGATGTTGCCATCTGGCATACCCACCCATCGGGCTTTCTGGGCCCCTCGGAAGGCGACTTGCTTTACCGCCCCGATCCCCAGATCTGGATGGTAGTAGTAGCCCTGACCGAGCAAGGCCCCGTAGCTACCTGGTTCTGAGAGGAGGATCTCATGGTAAGGATCGACCCGACCCACTACGACAACTACAATGAGTACCAACTCGGCGGTTCGGAATACGGGGGTGTGGGGCCGACTCATAACACGGTCCAGCCCAAGGGCGCTGAGGCTCTCTCTGCCGGTGATCGGCTTCGACTGGGTTACCTCGTCGGCGACCTCACCGACCCGCTCAACCAGCAGCCCGAGCTCAGCCTGGAAGACCGACGTCAGATGCTGGGGCTCAAGCCCGCCGGCGCAAGTCGGCCGGTATGGCTTGCCGGCACAGGTCGAGTTCCCGAGGCCGAGATCCTGGGTATCGAATACCCCGATGAGATCGCCGAGCTGGATCCCGATGAGTCGGGAGGTATCGGATGACCGCCCCACCCCAGGGCAGGATCTTCCGGAAGGATCTTTACTTCCAGGAGACTGACTACTACCCACACAACGGCCAGCGCATCGTTCACTACAATGGCACCCGCCACCGGGTCCTGGTGAACGGCCGACGGTGGGGCAAGACACTGTGCGGGGCCAAGGAAGCCGAGTGCATGGCTTTCGTGAAGAACTTCCTGGGTCAGCCTCAGATCGGGTGGATCATCGGCCCGGAGTACACTGACTGCGAGAAGGAATTCCGGGTCATCTACGACTCGCTGCGGGCTTTGGGTGTGGACCAGGTTTCTGAGCGGTTCACCAACAACCCCGACAGCGGTAACATGCACATCAAGACCAAGTGGGGCTTCGATCTCCAGTGCCGGTCTGCTCGGCACCCTGAGAGCCTCGTCGGCGAAGGTCTTGACTTCGTGCTGATCGTGGAAGGTGGCCGGCAGAAGCGGAAGATGTGGGGTGACTATGTTCGCCCTGCACTCTCCGACAAACGAGGTTGGAGCTTCACTTCCGGGGTTCCCGAGGGGGCTTCTGAGACCTCGTTGCTGTACTCGCTGTACAACCGAGGGCAGGATCCCACCAAGAAGACGTGGTGGTCGCAGCAGATGCCCTCCTGGACGAATAACATCGTCTTCCCTGGTGGCCGTGAGGACCCCGAGATCATCGAGGCCCGCGATGACTTGACCGAGGATGAGTTCCGCCGGCAGTACGGGGCCGAATTCGTCGACAACATCGGTCGAGTGATGAAGGAATGGGACGACGATGACCACATCGCCGACCTGGAGTACAACCGCAAGTGGCCGCTGTATGCGGCGGTAGACTTCGGCTACACCAACGACTGGGTCTGGCTTTGGATCCAAACGGATGAGTGGCAGAATGTCTACGTCATCGGCGAACACCGATTCCGGCTGAGGGACACCGAGGATATCGCTCGGCTGGAGTTCAAGCAACATCCTCTTATCTCCAAGCTAAGCACCATCTATCCCGACCCGGCCGCGCCTGATGATTCTGCCATTCTCAGGCGAACACTCGACAAGCCCACCATGCTCAACACGGGCGGCGAGTTGAAGACTCGGCTGAGCTTGATCAGGAATGCGCTGAAGCTGCGACCGGCGCATCTCCCAGATGGTCACCCCGAGAAGCGACCTCAGTTGCTTATCGACCGCAGCTGCAAGGACCTCATCTTTGAGATGAGGGAGGGCTACCGATGGCCCGAACGACGTAGTGAAGATCGGAACGACTCAGAACTGCCTATGGATAAGGACAACCACGGGCCGGAAGCACTGGGTCGATTTTTCAAGGGCCACATGGAGCCACGCACTGAGACTCGCCGATCTCGGCAGTCCAGTCTACGAGTGAGGAGGAGGTGACGACGTGAAGAGCTACGATGAACTCGGACCCTATGCCAACGTGCTTCAGCTTGGTGGTGCTGACGGCTATGACTGGTTGCCGCCTGCAGCCCGGGATCGAGCGAACGCCTACCTGAAGTACGACCAGATCTACTGGAACGATGCCAATCAGTATCCGGTTCGATACCTGGATGGCGAGTTCCCCGTCTACGTCCCCAACGCTCGTACTGTGGTAGACACCACGGCCCACTACTACCTCAAGGGTCTGCAGGTAAACCCCAAGGAGCCGGAGAACTCATCCAAGCTGACCGAGGCTCTTCGGAACTTCCTGCGGCGGGAGATGTTCTTCTCGAGGTTCCATACCGCCAAGCACACTGGGGTGGCCCGGGGCGACTACGTCTTCCACATGACGGCCGACCCGACGAAGCCCGAGGACAGCCGGCTTTCTCTGACTGCCATCCACCCCAGCAAGGTGGTCCTCGAGGATGACCCGGAGGACTGCACTCGGGTAGTCGAGGCTCGGCTGGTGGAGCTGGTTCCACACCCCGACCCCGACAAGAAGGACCAGGCAGTCAAGGTACTTCGGTACTGGTATGAGGAGACCGGGCCGGCGGGGGTTGAGGACAACTTCTACCCCGAGCTCAACCCCGATGATCTCCTGGACTACACCGGTATCAAGAGCACGGTACCGGGTGACCTGGGTGAGCGAACTCGCCGAGTATGGCGGGAAGAGCAGATCTTCAGCCGCGAGAAGAAGTGGTGGGAGGAGGACCGAGAGCTCCTTCGGACCACCCTCGAGCCCGAGCCGCTCCCGGACCCGATCGATACCATTCCCGTCTACTGGTTCACCAACCAGCAGTGGGACAACGGCCCCTACGGCTTCTCAGAGCTCCGGGGCTTCGAACGTACCTTCCAGAGCACGAGCCAGGTCGTATCCGATCAGGGTACCTCGCTCAGCCTGGAGGGTCTCGGGGTATACGCCACCGATGGCGGTGCCCCGGTCAACAAGAATGGCCAGGCGGCTGACTGGGAAGTCGGCCCAGGCAAGGTCATGGAGGTGCCGGCGGGTTCTTACTTCCGCCGAGTCGAGGGTGTGGGGTCGGTTCGGCCCAACATGGACCACATCGACTACTTGGAGTCCAAGATTCGTGAGGCGGGAGGCCTCTCGGATGTGGCTCTGGGTAGGGTGGATGTCCAGACAGCATCCTCCGGTATCGCCATGGCGATTAAGTTCATGCCCACGTTGGCCAAGCTGGACGAACGCGACAAGTCCGGCATCGACCGTCTGACCCAGCTCTTCTTCGACTGGCGAAAGTGGTACGAGGCCTACGAGGGTAGTAAGCTCGACGAGGAAATCGAAGTCACCATCGGCGACAAGCTGCCTACCGACAGGACGGGGCGGATCAACGAGCTGAACAACATGCTCGACCGCGGCGTCATCTCGAAGCAGTACTACCGAGCTGAGATGCAGAAGCTCGGCTACGAGTTCCCGGAGGACATCGAAGACCAGATCGACGAAGAGAAGATGAAGGAAGCCGAGCAGAAGGCTGCGGCAGCTCCTGATCCTCTCCAGCAGAATGCGGTGGATGCAGCTTCTGGTGCCAAGGCACCGCCTCCCGGCAACCAGCCGGGCCAGGTAACCCAGAAGAAGACCATCCTGAACCGCAGCAACAACAAGTCCAAGCCCAATGAGTCGGGCGGGACTGAGGCCAACCAATCGACAACCAAGCAGGCCAGGGGCGGGAAGCCCACGGTCAATGCTCGGGTGCCGGCAGCCAAGTAAATCGGGGCGGGATGCCCCATAGAACTAAGGAGCGCGAGATGCGCCGGATGAAGCACACACAGCAGGCCTGGTGGCTGAACCTCACTGCCTCGATCATCGGCTTCGATGACAACGGCGATGGTGGGGGAGCCGGCGATGGCGGCGCAGGTGATGGTGGTGATGGGGGCGCTGCCTCTGGAGCCGCTGGAGATGGCGACGGATCGGCGGCAGGCGATGGTGGGGCATCATCTGGTGGCGAAGACGTCTCGGGCCTCAAGAGTGCCCTCGAGAAGGAGCGCACCGATCGCAAGGCTCTCGAGAAGGAGCTGAAGGGCTTCCGGACTGCCGCCCAGACCAAGGCCGATGCCGAGAAGACCGAGGTCCAGCGACTGACCGACGCCAACGCCGCGGCGATCGCCAAGACCACCAAGCTGGCAGAGGGGTTCAAGACCTCGGCGGTTCGCACGGCAGTTCTGGAGGCTGCCGGCAAGGCCAAGTTCCGCGATGCCACCGACGCCTTGACGGCTGATGTGCTCGCCGCCATCGGTGTGGAACAGGATGAGGACGACCCCACACAGGTCACCATCGATGCTGCCACCGTGACCGAGGCCATCAAGCAGCTCGCCAAGAAGAAGCCTCACTACCTCGCAACTACCACCCCGGCCGGCGGTCAGGGCGGAGGCACCCCGAGCGGTTCCAAGTTCGGCGGGTCCAACAACAATGGCAAGGTCGACCCGACAAAGGCGGCTCTTGCCGAACGATACCCCGCACTCCGCGGACGTATCGGCAACTAACCAGAAGGGGAGCTAGACGCCATGGGTGCAGCTCGCTATGACAAGTACGAACCGATCTCCGGTGGTTTCCGTGCGCCGCTGGCCGCCGACCTCACCTTCGACGCGGCGGGCCACTTCGGCCCGAAGGCCGTCTCCCTCAACGCGAGCGGCCAGGTCGTCGTCGGTACCGCCGGGCAGTCCGGTGGGGTCGGGGTCCTGATCAAGAACGTGCCCCTCTACCCGAACCTGGGCAACGTCGCCGGCGCGGTCAACCAGGCCGTGCCCATCGGTGGCAAGGCGGGCAACGTCGTCGACATCATGACCCACGGTGAGATCGTCTCGATCCCCGGCCTCGCGGCGGGTACCGTCTACTACGCAGCCTCCGACGGCAGCATCACGGCGACTGCTCCCACTCCGGCCGGCACCAACGGCTACATGGTCGGCTACACGGTCGAAGCCGATCGCCTGGTGGTCCGGTTCCAGCGGGTCCAGGCCTAACCACCCTCTTCCATAGCCCGCTAAGGAGTAAGGACTCCCACACATGAACATCAAGACAACCGCCCGCGAACGGCTGCTGGGCTATGCCTTCCCGATCCTCGGCTTCGACGGCCCGGGTACTCAGGGCGGTGTGAACGAGCGCGCTGACATCCTGGTCCAGGCTGGTGATGGTTCCGATCTCAATGAGATCTGGGCCGAGATCCAGGCCACCCTCGGAGTCTGGAACAGCCAGCGCAACACGCTCATCTCCCGGCTCACCTACAACGTCACCGAGCCGATCGAGCACGTGGGTGTCCCCGGCACCACCGACTTCGAGGAAGCCTCGGAGTACGGTCAGCCCCGCGGTGCCGCCGGGTACAGCTGGTACAACCGTGGCTACGACTTCAAGTTCTACGACCTGGCCCAGCGCTTCACCTGGATGTTCCTCGCCGAGGCCGGCCAGGCGCAGATCCGGAACCTCGTCAACCAGGCCTTCGAGGCCGACAACCGGCTGATGTTCAACAAGGTCTTCAAGACCCTGTTCAACCCGACCAACCTCGCCGGCGTCGCCGACAAGAACATCCCCACCACCGTCGTCAAGTTCTACAACGGTGACGGCGAAGTGCCGCCCACCTACAAGACCAACACCTTCGCCGGCTCCCACTCCCACTACGGCACCACCAACTCTCTGGTCACCTCTTCCACCCTGACGTCCACCACCCTGGACGCGGTCGAGACCGACTTCAAGAAGCACGGCTACACCCCCACCACCACCGGCGCCCAGCTCGTCCTCCTGGTGAACCCGCAGGAGGGCGCGCTCATCCGCGCCTACACCCGCGCCGGCGGCGCCAAGTACGACTTCATCCCCGGCAAGAACTACGGTGGCGGCATCTGGCTGCCGAACAGCAACGGTCTGGTCGGAGCGCCGCAGGGCATCGTCGACGAGGAGATCGGTACCTACGGGCCGTGGCACATCGTCGAGGAGGAGTACGTCCCGGCGGGCTACCTGGCCGCCCTGGCCTCCGGTGGCATCGACAGCCTCGAGAACCCGATCGGCATCCGCGAGCACTCGAACGCGGCCTACCGGGGTCTCACCATCATCCCCGGCGCCCGCTCGGACTACCCGCTCACCGACTCCTTCTACCGCCGCGGCTTCGGCACCGGCATCCGGCAGCGGGGCGCGGGCTTCCTCGTGCAGGTGACCTCGTCCGCCACCTACACGGTCCCGTCGATCTACGCATGATGAGCTGACCGGGGGTGTGGAGGACTAAGGTTCTCTCGGAAGCACACCCCCGGTCTCATCGATAACTCAGAAGGAGAAGGACATGGCGGAGAAGAACCCGCTGGACGAGATCGTCGAAGAGCTCGTGGTCTTCAAGCACGAGGACCCGAACCACCACGACGGGCACTACTTCAGCAACAGCCCGATGTGGCACGACAGCCGCATCCGGGCCCGCTGGATGGAGCTCTACAGCGACGAGTCCCTGGCCATCGCCAGGGCCAAGGTCGAGGTGGACGACGAGGACATCGAGGACGTCGAGGGCGACGACTACGAGACCTGGACCAACGACGAACTCCGCGGCGAGCTCGCCAAGCGTGAGCTCTCGGTCGAGGGCAAGAAGGCCGACCTGGTCGCTCGACTCCGCGAGGACGACGACAAGGAGTAAGCCATGGCAGTGCCGACCGCGATGGAACTGCTTCGGCTGTACATCGACGATGTGGTACCCACTGATGGAACCCAGCCGGAGTTCAGCAATGATGCACTCCAGGGGGCCTTGGATCAGGCTTTCGGTGATCCCGAGCGGGCCGCAGTCGAGGGTTGGCGATGGAAAGCTGCCAAGGCTTCGGCGATGGTCGACGTGACCGAGGGCAATGCCTCCCGGGCCATGAGCGACCTGTTGAACCATGCCCTCGACATGGTGACTCACTTCGAGAAGTCCCGGCAAGGCCCAGTTGAGGGCCGGACCACGATCGGCACAATCAGGAGGAGGCGGTTCTGATGGACACTACCATGACCCGGAGTCTTCGCAAGGTCATGGCTGCGTTCATCGAAGCCGATGGTCGGCAGATCACCATCTACCGACCCGAGTTCTCCCAGACGGCCACGGGGGGGTATGCTAAGGGTAACTACACCCAGCTGCCCCCCCAGACCTTCCGGCTGGTGATGTACAAGCGCCGGCTCACCGACCTAACAACCTCCAAGGCCGACGGCGAAATTCCCGTTCTGCCGTATGTTCTTGTAGGGTACTATAATAGCAACATTCAGCGAATGGATGAGTTCTCCCTGGACGGGGTCTTTTACCGAGTCCAAGGGATTGAGCCCCATACCGCTGTTGAGCTGTATACAGATCGCAAGGTTTCCCAGCTCATAGCCCTGGATGGGGACAAGGTATCATGGGCCTAGGTAGCGGACTATTCATCCGGAACTCACTTAGCTCCGGCCTGGCTCATGCTGAGATCGCCTTCCCTCACCACCTCGAGGAGGAAGTGCTGAACACAGCCACCGAAGCTCTGGCCTTTGCCAAGGAGCATGCTTCCTGGAGTGACCGGACTGGTGATGCCCGAGCTGGGCTGGATGTCGATGTTCGGTGGGAGGGCAAGGTCGTTGTGTGGGAGATGTTCCATTCGGTCGACTATGGCCTGTACCTCGAGACCATGCAGAGCGGCAAGTACTCGGTCATCATGCCCACCCTAGAGCTCTTCGCTCCCGAGGTGGGCCGAGGACTGCGTGAGAGTGGGGGCAGTTTTGACTAGCGCAGTTCGAGCCTGGGTACACTCTACCCTGCTTAACAGCTCCTACACTCAACCGCTGACAGCGGACCGGGTATTCCAACAGGGCAGTATACTGACCTCTCAACGGGTCAAGCCCTACCTGGTCCATCACTTCGGCAACCAGACCGACGAGGGCATGTCTGACGAAGACAACTTCCAGCCGAGTCGGCAGTTCCTGCAGATCTACATGCACGTTGACCAGGGCGACTACGGCCCGATCGACGAGATTCAGCCTCAAGTCAAGTTGGCCATGTCCACACTAAGTGGGCGCCCCGCTCAGCTTGCTGGGGTTCATTACCTGGAGACCAGCCAAGATCTCCAGGATGAAGTACTGCAAACCTACTTCCGCTACATGCGGTACCAACTCATCCTCTCGAGGTAACCATGCAGATCAAGTACCTGGGCCCTTCCCACTTCCGAGTGCTGGGCCCCGAGGACCTCGCCAAGTTCGGGGTGCAGGGATTCAAGGAGACCAAGTGGGCTCGGGATGAGCCGACGGACATCGACGCCAAGGTCGGCAAGGCCCTGCTCGACAACCTGCCGGACGAGTTCGCCGAGGTGCCCAGCTCGCCGGCATCGCCTGCGCCCAAGGCCTGATCAGGGGCCCGCAAGTACTTCCCGGTGGGGCCTGAATCGGTCTCTGCGGCCGAGGGCACCCATTGCGGGCCCCATTGGGTAGCCAGCTTTACTCATCGATTTACGGACTCGCTGGGAGCTTTACATGATCGAGCTTCGGTGCAGCGGGACCATGCACGGCAAACTTGGCAACCACATACTGGAGGTCAAGTGCGGCCGCCGAGGTTGTGGTGCGGTCAAGGGGGTAGTGGTCCTCCACACCTTCGACCTGGAAACCGGCCTCCTGGTTGGTACCAAGAAGTACGCTGATCCGATAAAAGAAGGGGAGCATCATGCCTCTCGGTAATACTCTGCCGTTCGGCCTCCGGGACGTTCGGCTCTACCCCCTGACCTCGGCTGGTGCCCGAACCACTGGGGTCGACCTGCCCGTCTCCCGTACCTTCAGCTTCAAGGAGACGGTGTCCGCGGAGCAGCTCGAGGGCGACGACGTGGTCCAGGCCATCCATGACTACCAGCCCATCGTGGAATGGGAGCTGGAGGCCGGCGGCATCAGCCTGGAGGCCTACGCAGTCATGGCCGGCGGTACGGTCACGGCCACGGGTACCACCCCGGCCCAGATCAAGACCTTCTCCAAGCTCACCACGAACAGCCGGCCCTACTTCGAGGTCGAGGGCCAGGCCATCTCCGACAGCGGCGGCGACATGCACTGCGTCGTCTACCGCTGCAAGGCCGACGGCGACCTGGAGGGCTCGTTCGAGAACGGGTCGTTCATGATGACCAAGTGCGCCGGCAAGGGCCTCGGACGAACCGACAACCAGAAGCTGTACGACTTCGTCCAGAACGAGACGGCCGTCACCATCACCTGATCCACACACCAAGATACTGTCACGGGAATTTGGTCATCCGCGAATTTGATGACCATTTTTTCTTGATCAGTAGGCAATAAAAGGCATGCCGCAGTGCTGCCACCCCAAAAGTTGTTGGTTGGTCATTTTGCAAGCAATCAGACAAGCTGATTTGCATTGCCAAAATGAACCATACCGAACATACTTCTTGGGTAGGCGCTTGCACGGAGGCTAAACGATAACCAACAAAAACGGAAGAAGACGGCCATGACCGCGAAAACCAGGAAGCCCACCAAGGCCTCGTCGGCTACCGAGTGGAAGAAGAAGGCCGCCGGCGAGCTGATCGATCTGCCCTCGGGGCTCACCATGAGGGTACGTAAGATCGGCATCCAGGCGCTGATGAAGACCGGCATCATGCCGAACTCTCTCATGGGCATCGTCCAGAGTAGCCTGGATAAGGGCAAGGGCCGCCCGGGCATGGACGAGGCTGCCGTGATGGAGCTGATCGGGGACGAGAAGAAGGTCCGGGAGATCGGCGAGTTCATGGACAAGATGGTGATCGCGGTCGCCATGGAGCCCAAGATCCACCCGATGCCGGCAGTAGTCGATGGTGTGGAAGCCGCTCGCGACGACGATTTGGTCTACGTCGATGAGGTGGCGGAGGAGGACAAGATGTTCCTCTTCCAGGTGGTGACGGGTGGTACCACCGACGTGGAATCCTTTCGTGAGGAACTCGGCTCTACTATGGATGACATTCGTGGACGCCAAGACGTGGAACTGCCGGCCGAGTGACCTGCTGGCGATCACGGATGACTATGTAGCTTTCTGCCTAGACCAGGCGGTAGGCTACTTCGGCAGAGTGGTAGAGGCCGATCTCGAAGCGGTGGAGGGTAAAACCGACGCCGAGCGTAATCAGAAGCGAGACCGAGTACTTCAGAAGTACATCGGTGACGAAGACGAAAAGCCCCGTCGCGGTCAGTTTGCTGACCCGGCCGCGATGTTTTCATAGGAGGCTCTTATGGCTGGTGGGCTCGGGACCATCAGTGGACAGGTTCGTCTCGACATAACCCAGGCCATAGCAGCCTTTGCCGCTCTGAGAACATCGTCAGCTGCTTCTACTGGGGCGATGACCACCGCCGGTACGAGGATGTCGGCTTTCGGCAAGGCCTCGACGGTGGCTGGTCTCGCCCTGGTGGCTGCCTTCTCGGTCGCCATTAACAAGGCAGCTGACTTCGAGAAGAAGATGGACTACTTCGGCGCGGTGAACAATGCCACGGCGAAGGAGATGGAAGGGGTCCGTAAGAAGGCCCTGGAACTTGGCAAGACTTCTCAGTACTCTGCCAGCCAGATAGCCGATGCCTTTGTAGAGCTGGCTAAGGCTGGTGTCTCGGCTCAGGATATCACGAATGGCATGGCTGACGCCATGGTCAACCTGGCTTCGGCTGCGGACATTGACCTGGCCCAGGCTACCAACATCGTGACCTCGCAGATCCAGGCCTATGGTCTGGCTGCTAAGGACGCAGTCCACGTTACCGACCTCATGGCTGGTGCGGCTAACGCATCGATCATCGACGTCGAAGACATCGGCGTTTCCATGAAGTACGTGGCCGGTGTAGCCCACTCACTGGGCATCTCTATAGACTCGACTACCGAAGCTATCTCCCTGCTGGGCAAGGCCGGCATCAAGGGATCGACAGCCGGTACATCGCTACGCCAGATCATGGTCTCCCTGGCCGGTGCTACCAACAAGGCCCAAGGGGTACTCGAGGACCTTGGCATTATCACCCTCGGCCCGGGTGGTACTACCAACAACGCGTTCTTCGACGCCACGGGTAAGGCCAAGGACCTCGCCACAGTCTTCCAGATTCTGCAGGATCACACTGTAAATCTGACTCAGAAGGAGCGCCTGATGGCGTTCCGAACCATCTTCAACAACCGAGCTCTGGCTGCTTCCTCCATCCTTACAAAGGCCGGTTCCAAGGGCTTCAAGGATATGGCCGATGAGATGTCCAAGACCACCGCGGCTGATGTCGCGGCTAAGCGGATGGACAACCTCAGCGGCGACATCAAGCATCTCAAGGGTAACATTGACACCCTGCTGATCCAGGCCGGTACGCCCTTCCAGAACTTCCTGCGTGGCATCGTCCAGGGTTTGACCCGGGTCATCCAAGTCTTCGCCCGACTGCCTGCGGGAGTGCAGACCGGCATCATGGCTTTCATCGGCATCGCCGGGGTGATCCTCACCTTCGTGGGAGCAGTGGCTCTTATCGGTGGTACTGTGCTGAAGGCCATCGCGGTCTTCAAGCAGCTCTGGGGTGCCATGAAGCTGCTCTGGGTCATCACCAAGGCACTGACCGTGGCTACCTGGGAACAGACCGTAGCCGCCCTCAGTAACCCGTACGTGCTCTTGGCGATGGCGGTAGTTGCCCTCATCGTCGGCTTGGTGGTGCTGTACAAGAAGTCCAAGGGCTTTCAGGCCCTGATGGATGCCATCGGTCGAGGCTTCAAAACCGGGTTCGTCGCTACGGTCAACTGGTTCAAGACTCTACCCAAGTTCTTCAGTGGGCTATGGAAGGACATCACTCACTGGTTCGAGGTGGGTGTGGGATGGGTAAAGAAGAACTGGGATCTGCTACTCATAATCTTCTTCGCCCCGATTGGCATCATCGTTACGGTGATCCGTCGGTTCGGTGCCGACATCGTCAACTTCCTCAAGGCCATCCCTGGTCGGGCAGTGGCTTTGCTGAAGTCCGCTTGGGATAGCTTCGTAGCTTTCCTGGTAGGACTGCCTCGAGCGCTGGGCTATGCTCTGGGATTCGCCCTCGGTACTCTGGTCCGGTGGGGCATCCAGGTTGCCACCTGGGGTATCCAGGCAGGTACTGCAATAGTCATGGCTATCGTCTGGTTCTTCGTGCAGCTGCCGGTGATCATCGCCCAGTGGCTGACGAAGACCTGGAACAGCTTTGTCCAATGGGGCACTAACATGGCCCTCGCCTCGGCTAAGGCCGGAGTCGATGTATACCATGGCCTCATCAACTTCTTCCAGAAGCTGCCGGGTCGAGCTTGGGCCTTGTTCCTTGATCTCAACCGCCGAGCCATCAAGGCTTGGAGTGACCTCAAGACCTGGGCAGGCAAGACTGGGTCAAGCGTCTTCAACTCCATAGTCAACTTCTTCGCTCGACTGCCCGGTCGTATCTGGACACTGCTGGGCAATCTCTACAACAATGCCGTTCGCATGGGTGGCCAGATCATCAACTGGGCTACCAACCTCGGCACTCGGGCTTATCAGGGTATCGCCAATGCTCTTGGTAACCTGCCTGGGCTGGTGTGGAATATCCTCGGGCGAGTGAAGGATGCCTTCCTCGGCATGGTATCCTCGGCCTTCAATGCTGCCAAGAGCTTTGCCGGCGGGCTCTGGGACGGCTTCAAGGATGGACTGGGTATCCACTCGCCCTCTCACATCGAGCGGGCCATGTGGGCGATCACCAAGGTTACTGGGCAGGAGTCGGTGAAGCTGGGCAAGCAGGTCTCAGGTCTACAGAGCATGGCTGGGCAAATCGATGAGACCAACCCCGCTAAGTCTACTGCGGCCCTGGGTACTGCTACCATGTCCTCTCTCACGAGTACCATGATGAAGCAGGCGGCAATGCTACAAGCTGCCTCGGCTTCGATGTTCCCAAGTGCTGCTGCGCTGGGGCTCACCTCGACGGCCGCCAAATCGAGCGCATCAAGCTCTTCCGCAACGAGCCAGAATAGCTCTCTGATTCAGCGGAGCATTAACGTGACAGTCAACAATCCGATCGCCGAACGCGCATCCGATTCGACTGCACGGAAGCTTCGCCAACTTGCAGATATGGGGGCCCTGTAAATGACAACGACGACCACTGAGACCCTCAGTGTCAACGGTGTAGTACTTAACACCCTGGCCAAGAACATCGAGTCCTTGACCGGTCGTCTTCGTGCTCCGGCCTTGCGTACCGAGAACATTACGGTACCGGGCAGGCACGGCACTATCCGTACCCCGAACAAGCGGTACGAGGAGGGCCAGATAGTATTGCCCATGTGGGTAAGGGGGTGTGATGATGATGGGGCTATCACCACAACCACCCGAGATCACTTCATGGACAACCTGGATGCTCTCACCCAACTGTTCCGGCCGGGGGCTGGACTGCTGACCCTGGTCCACACCTTGCCCGATGGCAGTCAGCGTCAGATCTTGGCTGAGTGCACCGAGGCCATAGACTTCTCAGCCATGGCGGGGACCAACCCGCTGGGCAAGTTCTCTGTGGCCCTGGCAGTCCCCTCGGTATTCTGGCAGGATACCTCGAGTAGCAGCTTGAGCCTGAGCCTCACTTTGGATGGGGACATCACTGGCCTGGCTGGCACCACGGCTCCGATCGATGACTCCTCATGGGTTATCACCGGCCCCTTTACCTACCTCAAGGTAGAGTCCAAGTACAACGGCAGTTCTCTCGAGGACCCGATGTACTTCGAATACAACGGCACGGTAACCACCGGTCAGACCTTGACGGTGAACTGTGATACCTGGAAGCTCACCGGGGCTGGGGGGCTAGTAGTCGATTACTCCAAGCTGTTCCATACTGGGGGGGCTAGGTGGTTGACCCTGGTAGCTGGCCCGGTAGGTACCCCGCCTGAGGCAAAGCTGACCCTGACCGGTAGTATTGGTGGCACCACCACGGTGACGCTGAATGCTCGACGGAAGTTCTTGGTGGGATGACATGCCTGCTGCCCCGGTATTCATGCTCAGAACGGTCACCTCGGCGGGCCTGCTGGATAAGTTCCTGCCGGACTTTACCGAGATGGACCTGTCTCCCATCTTCTGCGACGCCGGAACTGTCACCTTCGGCTACCCCAAGACCGGTACCAACTTCAGCCTGCTGACCGAAAGCCTCGAGATAGCCGTCACGATGAACGGTACCGAGATAGCCGGCATGAGGTCGGTTATCGAAACCATCGAGGGCGACGACGCAGATGATGCTGAGGGCGGGGCTGTGTGGAAACTCACAGCTCGCACTATGGTTGGTCAATTGGACTATGCCATTGTCTACCCCAAGAACTGGCCTGCGACGAAGATCGTCAACTACAGCTTCACCGGCCAGACCCCTGGGGTAGTCCTTCGGTTGCTCTTGCAGGCAGCCCAGACCCGAGGTGCTCTCGCCGGCATAACTTGGACCTTCACAGATACCCTGGACTCCGATGGCAATGCCTGGGGTACAACCACCACAGTGGCTTACGATGCGGGTACTACCTTGTCTTCCGTCCTAAGTGGGCTGGTAGACAATGGCATGATCGAGTTCAAGATGGACAAGAGAGTGCTGAAGGTCTACAAGTCCGGGGGCATGGGGGTCGATCGATCTACCGGTACAAGCCCGGTTCGGTTCATCAAGGGCCGAGACATCAAGGAATCACCTCGCAAGATCGACAGTCGTAACTTGGCTACGGCTTTGCTCGTAGGTGGTAACAATGGTGGCTTTGCCGAGAACCTCTCCGACTCCACACATATCACGAAGTACGGGCGTCGAGAGACGTATGCTTCGGTAGACAACATCCATGCGCTGGGTATTCTCCAGTTCCTTGGTCAGTACCGGGTCAGCAACATGGATGACCCCCAGATCGAGATTACCCATGGTCTGCACTTCGAGACTCAGGATAACCCTCGGCCAATAACCAACTTCGACGTGGGCGACTGGGCCCTTTCCGATGTTGGCCAGGGTCTCAGCAAGTTCCGGATCCTGCAGTGGGTGATCTCGGTAGCTAACGATGGATCCTGCACCGGGTCTATCGTGCTGAACAACTTCATCAACACCCAGCTCAGTAAGATCGCCGGCCGAGTTAACCTCATCGAGAATGGGTCTACGGCCACCGGGGCGAAGCCTACCAAGGATGATGGTCTGGCTCCGGGAGTACCCCCGAATGTGGTGCTTAGCACTGGGTACTACATCGTCAGCGACTGGGCTCGGGCTACCCTTACCGTGCAGTGGGACCCGGTGACGCTCAATGAGGATGGCACGGCCATCGAGGACCTGGCTCATTACCAGGTAAGGTGGAAGTACTCCTCGGATACCGCCTGGCGGGCTAACACCCGTATCGAGACTGACAGTAATGCTATCGTGTTCCAGAACCTGGATACCAACGTGGCGGTACAGGCTCAGGTGCAGGCGGTTGACATTTGGAGTCGAGGTGGCTCCTGGTCAACGCTGCAGACTATAACCACCGCACATGACACGGTTGCCCCGCTGCAGCCCTCGCCGGCAATCGTGACCTCCAACGTAGGCACTCTGCGGGTTGTGTGGACGGGGCTTGACTACCTCGGTGCGGCCATGGCAGCTGATACTGCTGGGGTCCAGGTGCACGTATCCACTTCGGACTTCACGCCTACCTCGGGTACTCTGAAGGACTTCCTGCCGACTGGTACTTTGGCCACTACGATTACCCAGGGACTCAGTTTCAACACCGAGTACTGGGTCAAGTTCGTGGCGGTTGACACGGCCGGCAATGCTAGCGCGGCTTCAGCTACAACCTCGACAAGCCACGCGGTGCTTAAGCAAGTGGTGTCTACTGACATTGGCAACAATGTTATTGACTTCTCAAACATTAGGTTCAAGGATGTGGGTAACCTCATCCCAGACGGTTCCTTCGAGTTGGCTACCACAGCAGCTTGGGTAACGGCCCAGGCAATAGCCAGTTCTTCGGTGGTAACTAACCCCGATGGCTCCAGTGCTTCGCCCTCGCCGAATGTACTTAGGGGTGGCCTAGGGTCTACTTCGGCATTGACTCTGACCTCTGGTATCAATGTAACCCCCGGTCAGAAGATTGCCATGATCTTCTCTCATAAGTCAACAAGCCTCTCCGGGTCTGACAACTGTCTGCTTGAGATCAGGTATGAACTGCTCGGTGGGGGATCAAGCTTCCAGACGTTCAAGACCTGGAACTCGGCTAATAACAACACCACCTGGACGCTGAGGGAGGCTGTCTACCAGACTGTCCCGGCTAACGCGATCAGCGCTAGTATCCGATTCCACCCCAGCATTACTTCGGGTAGTTCGGCCTTTGTTTGGGTGGATCAGTGGGAGGTTAGGTTCCAGACTGGTACTGCCCTCATCGAGGATCTGGCAGTTACCACCGCCAAGATTGCGCTGTTGGCGGTCAACGATGCCCAGATCGGCTCGGCATCCATCGGCAAGCTGACCGCTGGTACCCTTAGTGCTGACATGACCCTCAGCGCTAGGATCAAGACTGCTGATACTGGGGTTCGAGTTGAGATCAACTCTGGGGGTATTGGGGCCTGGAACTCGGGCGGTACTCAGACTGTAGCTATCGCAAGCTCTGATGGATCCGTAAAGATCCTCGGTACACTGAGCTCGGGTGCCTCCGGTCGACGAATCGACATCAACCCCTTTGGCACTGGCCTGCCTGAGATCAGGTTCTACCCCACCACAGGTAGCAACTACGGCTTCCTCAATGGAGTTGGTACTGGATCCGATGTTGCCATCGGTTTGAACTCCGGCTCCTTCACTGCCAATACTCAGACTTGCCAGTATCGACTCTTCATGGCACCGAGTGTAACGTCATTGGAGATGGTTAACACCTCCGCTCAGGCTCAGAATGGGCCGGGGTTGTATATGTTCGACAACCAGATCAGTCTACAAGTTAAGGAGAGTGCTACCGAGCGAGAGGGCTTCCTAGACCTCTTCTCTGGAACTACTGGTACCGCGACAACTGGAGCTTCTTTCGGTCACAACGGTTCATCTGACAACGACGATGCCTGGCTAGAGGTACTCCAGGACGGTTCATTTAACGTGGTCGGTACCTGGAACCGAGACCAGGGTTTCGCTAACGGCGGACTACAGTGTAACACCTTCAGCTCTTCATCTGCTGTAGCCGGGGTAGTAATCTCCTGGCCGGTTACCATGAACTCTACGGTATACCCCCAGGCAATCCTCAGGGACAACAGCTACCCGGGGTCTGCTATCGATACTCTCAGTACTACCGGGTTCGGGTTCGGTTTCAGTACTACTACGGTCGGTGCTTCAGCTATCAATTGGTGGGCATGGCGATGATTACCAGGCATATCTTCGACATCAACAAGAGTGAAAACAACCATAACTTCTGGGAAATCTGGTGGACTGATGCCGACACCGGCTTGACCCGGGTGCATGGTATGCCCCTCATGCTACCCGCCCACCTGTCTGCCGCATACGGCATCGACCTGTCCACTGAGGCTGGGGCGGACGAGGTGATCCACACCGTGCTCTACCAGCATGAGATCCCCGACTTCACCATGCCGCACCTGGCAAGCCAAGATCCTGCGATGAAGTTGGGCCACCAGGCTAAGCTTGGTGTGGACACCCCCACTTACAGAAAGGGGCAGGTTGCGCCAGTTCATCTATACACAGCTAGGGATCAGGCCCATGCTCGGGAGGTACACCAGATCCGTATGGATGACGTGAAGACTCGAATCACCTATGCCCCCTTCACTGAGGTAGCGACTTCCGCTCTGAGGGGGTCAGCAGCCCAGGTGATGCTGGTAACCGCCGAGGTTGAGAAAAAGGCTGTGGCTCACCCCTATACGAAGTTTCGTGAGGGGCACGGCATCACCGATGATGAAGTCTCGAAGCATGACCAATTCATCCGTAGCATGCGTATGGCAATCCGTGAGGGCCGTAGGCCAGTTGCTCGACCTGACTATCCCACTGAAGCTGCCGCGACAGCCCTACGGTCTTCCGCACCTGATCATGCCCGAAGGTTCTTGGCGATAGCTAGGGATAAGAAGATCGGCAAAGTACCTGACTGGGTCAAGGCGGCTTTGCCGGCGGATGAGATTGCTGCTCTGACCTCCACGAGAATGTGATCGGTTCGAAAGAGAACTTGTGAGTGGTATCATCCACTGGATGAGTCTCTAGGAGAAAGTTCGATCATGCCGATATCCGTAGGCCAAGATGGGGAATTTGCCATCGATCCCGACCCGGAAGAAGTACTGGGTAGGTACAAGCAACAGCTCAGTGACTCTCAGCATCGAGTGCTGGTGCTGGAAACAGCAGTGACTGAGTCTCTTCGTGAGATCAAGTCGCTGACCGGGGAAAATGAGTCCCTCAATGCTCAGGTGGAGGCTCTCACCGGCGGGGGCCAAGTAACAGTTTCAGAGGGGGACTCACCCCCAGCAGGTTAGTCGGGGGAGGGGGTTTTGACCATGGACCTAACAGCTTTGCCCCTGGGGTCAATGGGGGCTACGGGGATTCTTGCGGTGGTAGTTCTCCTGATCATCCGGGGGGCTCTCATCCCTAAGTCCACGCATGATGCTCGGATGGCTGACAAAGATGACCTCATCAAGTTCTACCGGTTGGCCTACCACCGAGAGACCGAAGCCAGTGGGGAACTTCGCCTACAGATGGGTATGCTCATGGAGGTCGCCAAGACCGCTGACCATGTGCTGTCAAGCTTCCCCGTTGTCACCACCAGAACCGACGGAGGCGACGATGATTTGGCCTCACCGTAAAGCCTCTGTTGAGCTACGCAAGTCTGAAGCTCGTCAGGTTGCCCATCGAGCTGAGGTAGGACTGAAGCAAGTCAAGGCACAGCGACCGGAAGTTATAGCCTTGGTGAATCGGTTGGTTGCTCTTAGGGAGCAGAACCATTTCGCCGAGGCGCTTACAGTACTCTTCTCAGGAGGTGAGGACAATGACAGGAGGGCAAATAGCTAACGGCATAGGGAGTGCCATAGCTATGGTTACCAGTGGGGTATTCATGGCCACCTACTCGGCAGTGGCGCCCTGGCATAAGTCCTCACTTGGTCGGTTCATGATGGTCAAGGCAGCGGCAATCTGCCTGACGGGGGTCATCACAGTAACACTGACCATCAAAGACTTCACCAGCCACTCGGATTGGCTTCGGTATATCCAAGCTAGCCTCTGGGTGATGGTTTCCGTGGCATTCGTCCACCACACCTCTTTGGTGTGGAGGCTTCAGCATCGGCGCAAGACAGGAGACAAAGACCGTGAGTAAGGGAACGCAGATCTACCCCGGCGCCAAGCTGGACCTGTTCTTCGGCAATGGGCAGTACAGTGGCAGTGACATGGAGGTCAATACCTCTCTGCTCCACACCACTGAGGGCATGACTCTGGTGAACTATTCGCAGGGCGCGGTGGCCCCGACCGGTACGATGGTGCCGGACTTCGACCGCCAGATCCTGGTGATGCACCAGCACTTCAACATCGACGAGTCGGCTCGAGCCCTGGTTAACAAGGCTGGCGGCGTCGAGACCAACACGAACAACGTCTGCCAGTGGGAGCTGGTGGGCACCTGCGACCCGGCCACCAAGCTCCGATGGGAGAAGGCTGGCCACACCGCCGGCAAGGACTTCATCTACTGGCCCGAGGCGCCGACCTGGGCACTCGATGAGGTTGCCAAGCTCCATGCCTGGCTCAATATCAACCATGGCATTCCGCTGACCAGCTCGGTCAAGTGGAAGGCCTACCCCTCGTCCTATGGTACGTCCAATGGGGTTCGCCTGTCGAACACCGAGTGGAACAACTTCCGGGGCATCTGCGGTCATCAGCACGCTCCCGAGAATGTCCACGGCGACCCCGGCGACATCAACATCGCTTACATCCTCTCCCATGCTCTGGCCATCGTCGGCGGTACCCCCAAGCCGTCGGCCCCGGTGGTTACCAAGCCCACCGTCGACCTGTCTCAGCTGATCCACGCCTTCAAGGTCGATCCCGGGGCCAAGCAGGGTCACCAGACGTACCCCGAGGGTGTCAAGATCGTGGAGAAGGCCCTGTATGCCAGGGGCTACCTCGCCAAGACCTACGCCTTCGACGGCAGCGCCGGCAAGCTCACGGTCGAGGCCTACCGAGCTCTGCAGAAGCATTACGGCTACACCGGCAAGGATGCTGACGGCATTCCCGGCGAAGCCTCCCTGACCAAGCTCGGCAAGTCTGCCGGGTTCACCGTAGTGAAGTGAGGAACCCATGAGTCACGCCATCAGCACTGCCGTCAGCAACGGGGTCAAGACCGTCAAGCAGTTCTGGAAGGACTTCTACGAGCGGGCGGGGTCGACCTTCTGGCAGGCCGCGGTGCCAGTCCTGGTCGCTGCTCCGGCCACCACCAACTGGTCCGCTCTCAAGATCGTGGGGGCCGCCGCCTTCACCGCAGGGTGTGGAGCCCTGCTGTCCATGGCCAAGAGCCTCATCGTTCGCCGGCGGGGCATCGAGAACTCGGCCAGCGCGTCCAAGTCGGTCTGACGTAGCGGGGGCGGGAACGGGGGCCCGCCTCCTCGAGAGGGGAATTCATGCCCACACCAGAGGGCCTGCCAACAGTAGTAGTGACCGGCACCTACGTTCAGTCCGACGTAGACACCACTCCGCTCTCTGGGTGGGTTGACTTCACAGTAACGCCCCAGGAAGTAATCATCCCGTCTAAGGACCTCAAGATCAGGGGTACTCGGACTGCCACCCTGGATGAAGACGGACACTTCAGCATCGAGTTGGTGGCGAACGATGCGGCAGTAGACCAGAACCCCGATGGCTGGGTGTACACGGTCACAGAGCGAATAGTGGGATTCACGCCCAACTCCTTCGCCATCCTCCTCGAGTCGGGTACCAGCCCGATCGACCTGGCCGACATAACTCCTTCCTTGTCGGCTCCCACCTACTTGCCGGTGGCTGGCCCGCCAGGCGCGGATGGCGCCGCTGGAGCAACAGGGGCTGCTGGAGCAACTGGCGCGACAGGGGCTACCGGAGCGACTGGCCCGGCTGGGGCAGACCTGGTCGCCGGCCCTTGGCGATTCAACATCAAGGACTATGGTGCCGTCGACGATGCGAAGGCGGTTTCTGATGGAGCGGTGGTAGGCGGCACCGCATCGATCACTTGCGCCACCAGTGCCCCGTTCTCCGCAGGGCTCGTGGGAAAGTCCGTCATCATCGTTGGGGCGGGCGCGACGGGCGTCACCTCGTTCCCCACCACCTTCAGCAGCTACACGAGTCCCACACAGATGGGCCTGACTGACACCCCGCCGACCAGCATCACCGGCGCCATCGTGATCTTCGGCACCAACAGCTACACCGCGATCAGAGCTGCGACAGCGGCTGCTGATACCTACCTGGATACCCATGGGTACTCCCAGGTATACACTCCCCCTACCGGGGCCTACATCCTCGATGGTCCGCTCGACACCAGTAAGTCGGGTAACGGCCAGGTGGTCTTCGGACCCCGGCCCACCACGGCGGCCAAGAAAGCGATCCACTTCTACACCGAGGGGTCCGGGGCCCTGGTGAGGCACTGGGAGCAGCTGGTTCCCCAGCTCGGGGGTGGCACCTGGATCAGCTTCGGGCTGTACTCCTCGACCTCGGCGCAGATCGCCGACATCAATGCGCATGGCAACCCCGGCATCATCTCAGGCCCGAACGAGGGCAGCGGGTATGGTGTGGGAGCGGTCTATGCCAACGTGATGCCCATCGTCGAGAACATGTCTTTCCTGAACCCCTTCTCGATCTACGGCCTCAGTCATGGCGCGGCTAACTTCTTCGGCTGTGCCAACCAGCACGCGAAGAATAACAGCTGGGGTACCATCGGGGTTGTACCCGGTACTTACTACACCAGCCCGGGGCTGTTCGCCACTGGTCTCAGTATCGGCTGGCTCATGCCGGCAAACGGCAACAACGACCTCAACTTGATGGAGAATGGTTCCTGCCAGGGTGGCTACACCTATGGCATCTTCTTCACCGAGCATGGCTGGTCCAACCGGCTGATGATCCTGTACTGCTGGTCGGCCCTTTGCGTAGTGGGTAACTACTTCGGCTCGGTGGGTGCCACACATGCCATGAAGGTCGAGCAGGGTAGCTTCGAGGCATGCATCCATGAGGTGTACATCGTCGGGGCCGGCTCAGAGGGCATAGGCCCCATCATCGACATCGGTCAGCTGCAGACTGAGTCTGGTACTCCGAACATCGACGGTAACTCTTCCGGTGCTCTCATGGCAGCTGAGGGCGAGGTCAAGCTGACGGGGCTGTTCACGGAGGCCGGGGTATACATCGCTCAGCCGACCGGTATCGAACTCAGGAATGGGCGGACCCACCGGGCTATCAAGAAGAAGACCGCGAACTTCACCTGTAACCCCATCGACCGTACCCTGATCTGCGACACGACGTCCGGGGCGATCACCGCCTCGATCCCCAGCGCCGACGTGAACCCCGTCCAGTACTCCTTCAAGAACTTGGGTAGTAACAACCTGGTGCTGGATCCACTCGGCAGCCAGACTATCAACGTCAGTGGTACTGCGGCCACCACGGTGACCCTGACTACCGGGCAGTCTCTCACCATACAGTCCATGTATGATGGGACGGCCTTCGGCTGGTACTCCATCTGACCCTCACTCTGAGGCCCCTCCGCCCAGCTCGATTGGTGTGGAGGGGTTTCTTGGTGTTCGGCTTCGCATCGCCCGATTGATCGAGGGCGCGATAATGCACCATTGGAAGGCTGTGAGGAGAGTCCTGATCGAGTGGCGCATAGGGGCGCGATGAATGAGGCGCATCAGCATGCCTCACAATTGGGAAGCTATACGGACTGTCACTATGCTCCACACACCAAGCAGCCCGAGCCGAGGATTTGGTGGTCACCCGGCCCGGGCTATGGGGATACCAGAAGGGCCCCAGCGCGAACTTCCTACCTCACGGGGGCGAAGGTATGGAATGAGCGTCGCGCTGAGACCCTCTGATGGATGAACCGCTCCCGCGGGAGGCGAACCCTTATGTTATAGCTTACCCCATCCGTAGGATGAAGGCCTCGGGTTCCTTACCGGCTAAACGGCCTCAGGTGTTACTCGTCGTCGAAGTCCAGCTCTTCGTCGTCCTCGACCTCGACCGGGGCGGCCGGCTTGGTCCGGCGCCTGGTGACCGGCTTCGCCGCGGTCTTCTTGGCGGCGGTGCGCCGACGGGGGGCGGGAGCCTCGTCCTCGTCCTCCTCGACCTCCTCGACGGGCGCGGCGGCCTTCTTCGCGGCGGTCTTCTTGGCCTTCTGCTCCTTCAGCGCGGCGAGCTTGTTGCGCTTCTCCTCCTCGAGCTCCCCGCCCTTGTAGGCCGCGACGATGGCGCGGACCTCGGGGTCGTTCGGGCCGGACCAGTCGTAGCGGGTGCGGTTGCCGGGGGTGATCTCGCGGTCGACGCGGCCGGAGTTGTCGCGGGCCATCTTGCGGATCAGGGTGCGGATGGCCCGGGGGTCGGTGTCCTCCCCGGTCTCCTTCTTGATCAGGGCGACCAGGTCGCGGATGCCGAAGGTGACCGTGTCGGCGGCCTTCTTGGAGGCGGGCTTCTCCTCGGCGACGTCGTCCTCTTCGAGTTCCTCCAGGTCCTCGTCGGTCTCGGCCTCGACCAGCTCCTCGTCGAAGTCCTCCTCCGGCTCGACCTCGGGCGCCGGCTTCGGGGCGACCTTGGTGGTGGGCGCGGTCTTCCGGGCGGTGCGTCGGGCGGTGGCTGCGGCAGCCATTGGGTTCTCCTCGGGTATGGTATCGATTGTTAGAGCCCCCAATCGGGGCGCGGTGATAGGGCAAGTATATCCTTCTCGTGATGGCTCGTCAAGGGGGCCAGGCGGTTACGAGAAACATTGACGACAGCAATCGCGCAGCATTAGCATTGCCTCACTTGCTTTCGACCGAGAGGATGACATGGCTCAGGATTTCTGGGTTGATGAGTCTGACAACCCCTACCCGGCCATCCGGCATCGATCTCATCCGGAGTTTATGGGATCTCATGCCGAGATTATGACCCTAGCTCAGGCCCAGCGGCGAATCAAAGAGATCTGTCGGTCACACCGCCAGCACTGGCTGGCTGTGATGCATCGGCAGCTGGATCAGACTCCAAAAGATATCATCCAGGATGCAATCTACGCTGGAAGGACTGAGTAATGGCCAGGTATCTGGTAGTGGAGCTCGATGACAACGAGGCAGCAAACCGTATGCGCGCGCAGATCGATGCTGCCACCGAGGCCGGCAAGGGTATGAGGGTGGCGGGGATGTTCGCCGTACCGACCACCTGGTGCCCCTGCCCGCGACCCGAGGGCTACCACAAGGGCGAGGTGGTTCGGGGCTCCAAGCTGGGGTGGTGGGTGCACAAGGTGTGCCGACGCGCTCGGTTCGGAACCCATGACCTGGTCAACCTCATCAAGCCCGCCGAGCGGCGATACCGAGAAGACGATGACTACATCGAGGTACTCGCCTCGGTAAGCGTCTTCGAGATGAAGCGAACCAAGGCGGAGAACTCGCCCAGCTGACCTTATTCTCTCCCATACCAGCGGAGCATTGATCGTTGGTGTGGGAGGTGATAGGGTCAGCTTGACTGAGGAGGCATGATGGTACAGAGTACATTCGGGGGTCGGTACCGGATGATGAGAGTTAACTTCACGGTGCCCTTTGGCATGAGCGGTAGTTCCACGGCTTTTCGGCCTCATCTGCTGGACTCTGAGTTGAGCCATGTCAAGCTCTTCGAAACTGCCCCACCGGAATACAACATTCAGTGGATGTGCAGCAGACCGTCCAAGAAGTTCCAGGTCAAGTTCCTGAGCAAGTTGCCTGAGGGTACCGAGCTCTGCAAGGCCTGTGTGGAGGCTCAGAAGAACCGGAAGTACCTTGCGGCTCGTGGGATCACCATGGAAAAGATGGGCAAGGCTCGGGGTGCTGAGAGGCAGTATCTAATCGCAGCCATGCGGGGAGCACCGCTGGCAGTAGCTTCTCGAGTCAGGTACTCTAAGAAGGCTCCGTTCTAAAGGGGAATAAGTGGCAACCAAGTACAAATGGAAGACTCGACCGTATCGACACCAGGTTGCCGCGGTCAAGAAACTCCTCTCAACGGGGTTCGGCGGGGCGCTTCTGATGGCTCCTCGAACCGGTAAGACTAAGACACTGATCGATTATGCGTCGTGTCTTCACCTCAAGGGTCAGGTGAACCGAGTCCTGATCTTCTGCCCCCTCTCGGTGATCGGGGTGTGGGAGACTGAGATTGCCACCCATTGCCCCTTCCCTTCCCGGATCACTGTATGGGATCGGGATGCTCGCAAGCAGGGAGTAGCCCTGCCCAACTATGGAAAGGACGTCATCGACTGGGTCATCCTGAATTACGATGCGCTCTCCACACCGGGGGCGGTGATCAAGCAGGATGCCTATGGCAACAAGCTCAGGTCTCGCCGGCGCGGGGGTAAATACGACATCGCCAAGGCCTTGACCAGGTGGCAGCCCGAGCTGATCGCCCTGGATGAGAGCCACCGTATCAAGTCACCGACTGCAGTAAAGTCTCGCATGCTGCACAAGTTGGGCAAGATTGCGAGCTTCCGGGTCGTGATGACGGGAACTGTCGTAACGAAGAAGAAGCGAATCTTCGATATCTGGTCGCAGTGGAAGTTCCTTTATCCCGATCGCTTCCCTATGACCTTTGGAGACTTCAAGTCGAAGTACGGGGTATGGAGGCAGCGCGAGGGCTGGTCTCAGTGGGTCAGGAACCAGAACGAGGATGACCTTCACGACCAGATCCACGATGATGCCTTCGCTATCAGCCGGGAGGAATGCTTCGACCTGCCTCCTCGGCGAGAGCAGATCATCCCAGTGACTCTGTATGAGTCTGCCCCTTACTACGACCAGATGGCCGAAGACATGGTTGCTCGGATCTACTCCGGCGAAGTTACCGTGGCTTCCATCAAGCTGGTGCAGGGACTACGGCTTCGCCAGATCACCTCCGGCATCGCCAAGACCGAACCCTCCGAGGCTTACCCCGAGGGCCGCCTCCTTCGTGTGGGGCAGGAAAAACTGGGAGTCATGGAGGATCTGCTGTCAGACCTCTTCGAGGCTGATGAGAAGGTGGTGGTCGGGGCTCACTTCGTGGGTGATATCACGGCTATCGCGGAGATGTGCAGGAAGCTCAAGGTAGATGTCTTCGTATTGAGGGGCGGGGTGCCCCGCCGGCAACGCGATGCTGACATCCTAGCTTTCCGTAATCACCCCGGGCCGGCCTGCTTCGTCGCTCAGCCCCAGGCAGCATCACTGGGTATTGACTTGTCAACTGCCTCGATCTGCATCTGGTTCTCGCTGACGCCGAGCTAC